AGATTGCCAAGACTTGCCGCAAAGTTTTCCAATCCAGCCTGGAAGTTTGCCAGCCCGCCGCCTTCGTTGGCGTTGAATTGCTGAGCGTTGCCGCGCATCGCCTCGTTGAATTCTTTGCGGTTTCGCAATCCGAGATCCAATAGAACCTGGTTCCATGCCTGATTGAGAGCGCCCGGGTTGGTTATTTTTCGTAGCTCATCGATGCCTTTAGCAATGCCTTCGACGAAATACTTCACGCCACCCGTAAGCGCCTTGGCAATGTCTATGGTGTAATCCCGAACCACCTTGAAGACATTTTGCAGAAATTCAAAGTTGCCATCATCATCTCGAACCCAGCCAAATGCCTTGGCAATTTCCTCGGCAGTGACGGCTAAACCCTCAAACACGCCACGCATGATCGCCAAGCCTTCTTTGATCACGCCTTCAAATGGTTCAGCCAGGCGAACGATTAGGTTGTCCCACGACTCCGACAAAAGCGCCATCTGGCCTGTCATGGAGCCTAGCCATTTAGGCTCTTGCATCAGCGAACCTTGGTCGGCCACCTGGCTAAATTCAAGCGCTTCGTTGGCCAATAATGCTTCTCTTGCGCTACTGGCTAGATTTCGCATCATCCCAACCGCGCCTGCGCCAGCCGCCGCAAATATTCCAAACTTGAATGCGCCAAGTACAGATCCCAATCCCGCGCCAATCTGGCTAACGGTGGACATCCGTTTGCCAAAGTCCTCCACTTTGTCGGCGATCTTGTTCAGCCCGCTTTCGGCTCGTGAGCCGTCCAGCGCAACCGATATCGCCAGATTGGAAATCGATTCAGCCATCGGACCTTTCCACTGGTTTGGCACCAAGCGACAATAACGCCAGGCGCATTTCCTCGGGTGTCACCTGCCGCACTAGGTCAGCCGGTCGCTCTGTCCACCATGGCAGCGATATCCGCCGTGCGGTTTCTGCTGGATCCTTCAGGTGCGCTGCCATCACCGAATAAGACCAGCCGAGCGTTGCGAGTGTGTCCAGCCTGTACGGTCCCCACGGTTCCTGCTGCGCCAGCGCTATCCATTCGTTTAGCTCATTTGCTCCCAGCGTCACTTCCAGTTCTGCGACTGTCCGTCCCAAGTGACCGGCCAGCGACAGCATGAAGCGCCGCTGGGCGCTTAGTTTTTTTCCGGTGTTCCGCCTAAACCCGATAGTTGCTGTGCTTTCGCTGCGATGGTTTCCATCACATGCAGAGGGAATGATTTACCGATTAGATCGGTATCTGATGGATTGAAGATCTGCTGGCCTTTTTCATCGACGATGACTTTGGCCAGCATTGGCAAAACCAGAGACTCGAACTTTTCGCCATCGCTGATTTTCTCGCGAAACTCAAGCGCTTCGCCTGCGGAAAGTTCGCGGACATAGACGAAATCATTTAGCTCTGGGATCTCGACGCGCTCGCGTTTGAGCAGAGCGTATGGCTTGAAACTGTCGCGGGTCAGCACAAAGCCTCCTTACAGTTGAAAAGTGATGGTGTAGGTAATTAGACCGGAAGTGCTTGATAGATCGATTCCTGAAACGCTGGCCAGTTTCACGCCGGTGAATTCCAGCAGCGGTGTTGCTGGCACATACGGCATTTCAAACCGCAGGTCGTAGCTACTGGCGTTGGTCAGGCCGACGCGCCAACCGCTGTAAGTGTTACTGGCGGTTGCGGTATCTTCCAGGTGCATCGTGATCGACACGGTGCCGGGATCGATTCTGCCGATGTATTTTGACAAAGTCATTTCACTAGCGGCGGTGTTGTCACTAAATGACCTGGTGATCGTGCTACCGGTCAGACCCAGCACATATGGCAACTCGACATAGGATCCCACACCGCTAGCGCGGGTGTAGACCTTGGTGCCGGCTGCCATGACTGCGCTTGGCATGGATTAGGCAGTCAACGTCATGGTTGCGGTGTAAGTCACCGTCGTATCGTTGGCACCTAGTTCAGGCGTCGTTAGCTCACTGATGAAACCACTGAACGTGTACAGCGGTGTCGCATCAAAAGCGCCAGGCATGTTCACCGTGACCGTGACCAGTGTGCCGGCAACCAGAATGGTGTTTAGACCTGTCCATTCGTTGGTTGCGGTTGCCGTGTCTTGTAGCTGGAATGTGAATTGGACGGTGCCGGGATCGGTCCGCACTGGCCGGCGTTTCATGGTCGTATCACTCAGTAGAGTAATATCGGCTACCGCTCTTTGTTTGGTGTTACCACCAATAGCGGTGAGTCCGGTCATTGTGACGGAAGCGCCGCCAGCAACCGGCACATACGCTGCCGTTGTGCCAACGGCAAACACTGGATCTGGCATGAAATCACCTCCTAAATATAAGCGCCATCTACCTGTAAATTAACAAGCCTAATGGACTCATCGGATCCGTCGAGTATCACCTCGGATACATCCGACTGGCTAATCACTCGCCAGAAAAAGATTTTTGGATTAGTCAGACCAACCCACGTTCCCTGTTCCAACTTGGTTCGTAGCCATGCTGTAACAGACTCGCATTCGCTGCGTGTCTCAGCGGTGACGACTAGATTCACACTCGCCTGTCGTGCGACTGTTGTTCCGTCCAGACGCAGAACCGGTGTGTCTTCGCTGCCGGTGTACACGATGAATGGCAGGGTTGAACCTGCTGGTGCGATCTCTGGCGAGATACCACCAGGGATAGTTGCGGCATAACCAGTTTGTCCGGTCAAATACGTTCGGATAGCCTTGCCGAATACGGACATGGTTCTCTCCTATCGTGAAGCCAACAGCTTGGCGACTTGGTCACGGAGTTTATTTCGGACTAGAGTTCTGACCTGACCTTGTGTCGCTGCGAATGCTGGACGCATGAACGGGTAAGGTTTTACGCTCTTGCCGGTGTTTGCGCCGCGAACTTTCAAGATGTGGCCTTTCTCAAGCCACCAGGCATATTGCTTTGGATCGTGCGTTACGAGCTTGTTTATAAATGGATTCCATGCTGTGACCTTGTAGCCAGATCGCGGTCCGACAATGCACAGCACCCTGCCGCTAGAGGTTCTTTTCCACTTGGCGTTTTTCCATTCTGCACCGCTGGCCATGCCACGCGGGTTGATGCCGCTACCGCCAATCACTCGGCCATCCGCTGCCGAGCGCGCAACCGATTGAGGTTTGGCCATGTGAACCTTAACACCGATTGACCGTGCCAGAGCGCCGGTTTGTCCCACTTCCGTGACCGTGTTATTGCGTGTGCCAAATGCTCCTTTAGTAGTGACTGCAAATCGCAGCAACTCGCGCTCTTCTGGTGTGCTGACCATTTTTCTAATTTGTTCAACAGAGTAGGTGCGCTTTTTAACCGTGACCAATTTCCTTGGCCTGCCGCGTTTAGGCTGTTCCGGTTTGGCCTGCTGAATCGCCTTCGGCTTTTCTGGTTTAACCGCAAGCGGTTTGGGTTTGCGTTTAATCCTGATGCCGAACTCGTTGAACAGCTCACGCATCAGCTTGTCAGCATCTTTGCGCACTTCCTTGGAAATCTTTTTGCCGTATTTGCTTGCCACTTTCATGGCCCGGCGGCTCGCCTTTCTGGCAATTGCGGAATGTGGCTTCAGGATCTTTTTAAGTTTTTTCTGGTACTGTTGCGCCTCTTTGCCGGCGGCGGCCAGGAATTTAGACAAGCGACTTGGTTTGCCAGCCGCCTTTAAGCGGTTGATGCCTACCCTAGCCTTGATGCTAGATCTAATTGCAGGTATCAGAAGCCTTCCAATTTCCCGAGCCACTGAACGAAAGACTTGCTGTTTCTTTTTTGGGAACTCAAGCACTGTGCGGATCAGTTTGTCCGCGCCATTAAATTCAAGTTTGTAGCCGAAATCGGCCACTACACTACCTCTTCTGAACAGGTTATTTCCAGTATCTCGTTCAGGTAATCCACATTGGTGATGCTGCTAATTTCCAGCACTCGGGAACCCAACAGTAGCCGCCAAGTCTCGTCCATGCTGGCCAGTGCGGTGGCGTAGCGGATCCGCACTGTGTGACCAAGAGTTACTTGGCCTTTATTGACTGTGGCTTGAGTACCACCGCCACGACCAACCATCTCAGACCACACAGTCAGGACAGTTGTCCAGGTGATTGTCTCTTGGCCGTAGCTATCCACGGTCGCAGTTGGCGACTGCACAACCACACGGTGCCGCATTCTGCCGGCTGGGATCACTGGTATTCCCCGCTGTCATACAGAGAGAGAAGACTTTCCACCGCGTAGGGAACCGGCAAGCCTGCCTCCTGGCTGGCGGCTTCACGCCTGATGTACCAGTTGCCGACTAACAACAAAATGGCTTGCTTGATTGGACTAGGCACATCTGCGCCGGTCGTGCCAAAACCAGCGTAAAAAGTGACCTCTACCGGGTATTTGCGCTCACTGTCGAGCGTAGGCCAGCCAGCGATTCCCCAAACTGACAGGACTGGCGGGTTGCTGTTGTAGGCCAGAAATTCTTCATCGCTCAGAGTCCACGATGTGGTGGTCACATCGTCCGGGTTGTAATAGCTGATTACTGGTGAGTAGGTTCCCGATGTTGTGATCATTGGCCGGCGCATGATCTCGATATCAGCGCCATCCGCTGGGAAGTCCTCTAACCGCATCCGCCATTGCTGGCGAATCAGCGCCAACCGTGTGGTGCGCTCGACATGATCCCGAGCGGTGGAAATCAGCGCCGATATCAGCGTGTCATCGTCCGAGTGATCCACCCGGATGTGCGCTTTAGCCTCAGCCAGAGTGACCGGCTCGCTGGCCGGCGCGGTGATCCGTTCCAAAAACATGGTCACCTCACTTGCGTTTTTTAGTCTTTGGCGCTTCCTCGGTGCTGTCCGGTTCAGTGCTAACCACAGCGATGGCCAAACCTCGCTCAACCATTCTGTCAGCCTCAACCTGATCAACGCATGGGAACAGTTCCCCTGGCATCCATGCTGTAACGGAATTGGCGAACGCTTCCAACAGAACAACTTCCACAGGCATGTTTTGTCCTCCACAAATAAAACCGGTCCAGCGGAATCCCGCCGGACCGGTCAGATTAAGCCCGGTCCCTATTAGCGGGATTAGGCTTGGGTGAGGCGCTTCAAGGCACCAGACATGCTGACCTTGGAATCAGATCGAGCCAGCGCAACAAATGCGCTTTGGCCGTATTCCATGTAACGCTCGTCACTGCGCACCAACTGGATATCCAGCGCATCGCGAATGATGAACTTGGACCAGTCGCCGAACAGCACAGTCTTGTTGGTGGTGGCAACGGTGGATGCCATGCTGTTGTTTATCACGACTGGATAGCCAAACAGACGGTCAGGTTCACCCACGATGTAGGACTGGGTAAAGATCGGCTGGTTGGTGGAATCTTTCAGTTTGCGTACAGCAAGTAGAATGCTGTCGTGCATCATGAAAGCGCCAGCGTCACGGTAAGCGCGATCAACCGAGTGAACCAACCCAAGCAGATCGTCAACAGCGATGGCTGACGCACTGGCGGAAGTCACACCAGCAGCGCTACCAGTCACCGCACCTTGCGGTTGGCTGGAGCCGGTGCCAGTGGTGAAGTAGCCGAGTTGGCTACGACCGATGCGCTCACCCAATAGGTTGCCAAGAATTTCGCCAACATTGATGGCGGAATCTTGCAGCAGTTCCAGGCTGGCCAAAACTAGCTTAGATGTGAACTTGTAGGCGTTGAGTGTGACCTTACTGAATGTCACATCCTGCGTGGCGTAGGATGCATTTTCCGCAACCAGTTCACCGTTGTTACTGGTGTCGTCCACGGTGGGAATATCGATTGGGTTTCCGCTAGCGGTGCGAAGCACCTGAGCGAACTGTCGGATCGGGCAGGTGTAGGCCAAAGCCGTTTCCAGCGAACGAATCAGATCGGTTGGAATCAGGTAACCACCAGCGCTGCCCGTGCCAGCAGACTGGGCGCGAGTTTCCTTATTGGGATTCTCGTTCAGTCGCAGGTTCAGCACCTTGTTGTTCAGGTTGAAACCGATCTCATTGGCAGCGCGGACATGGTCAGCGGTGCAGAGACCGGTTGGCTGAAGTGCCCATCCGCGCAGTGCCATGTCGCGGTTGCGATTGGCGCGGCGATCATTCAGGTCACGAACAATGTTCGGCACTGGCGTGTTCACATACACTGGCTCGCTAGCAGCGGGTGGCTTGGGAAGTTCGTTCAATGCTGGGATAGACCGAGATGCTTGCTGAACAGCAGCCTCGCCAGGATCGGCAGCGGGATCAGCCATGAGTTCAGCCTCCAGAGTTGTTACCTTTGCATCGATCTCGTTCACTTGAGCAACCAGCGCATCGAAGGCGGCTTGCTCTTCGGGTGTGAGTTGTCGCTCTTGCATTCCGGTTAGTTGCG